ATCAAATACGTCTTGACCTCATATGGAACATAGCTTCATATTCAGCACTTGATAAGATTGTTGGTAAAAAAGTATCGTTTTTCACATCTATTGTAACTCTATCTGCTCTACTCATAACAGGAACTTTAAATGTTCCTGTCTCTAAAGATACTGCACCAATAGAAGAAGATGCAGCACCAAGAAAACGACCAGTAAATTCTTGTGTTGAAGTAAGATTATGATCTGGTGTAACTTCTACTTTAAAAAATCCAGTGTTTTCAAACTTAATATAAAAATGTTTTAGTTGTAAACGACCACTAATAATTTCACCAGTTTTTTGTCCTCCTGATGCTTCTGTAAGACGTTGTGATGAAAACCTATAGTGCATTTCATAAGATTCACCAATTATAAATTTACTATTTCTTACGTCTTTATCTGCAATAGTAATTGTTGATGTTGTTCCATCTGTTAAATTTGTAGATGTTAACTTCTGTCCAGGCTTTAATGTTTGAGTAGCTCCTACATTATCAACAAAAGTGCTTGTTTCTACGCTTGATAAAAACCTTCCTATGACTTCCATTTTGGCATGTAATTTATATGGAACAGTAATAGTAGAAACCTTAGTTGTACTGTTATAAGCAACAGAAACTCCTGTAGTTGCTTCTGTAATTTTACGATCTAAATGAAATTCAAAGTCAGCGTTAGGTTCTTTAAAATTTGATTCAAAAGGTATTTTTTCTAGAAGGACTTCTGCTCCAAGATCTCCTAATGCCGAAGCACGATCAGTAACTATAAATAAATCAGTACCAATAAAATCTATATTTTTAATTTCTTTACTTGGATCCATAGTATATGTAAACCACGCATTTAATATTTTTTCTGATCTAGGTCCGTATAACCATCTATTAATATAAAGAACGTTTGGGTTTGTTGCTCCTAATAAAACCAATACGTCTTCATTACTAGAAACAGCAACCTTAAAAATATCACTTGGAATAAGTCTAGGAATATGAATAGTAATATTAGAAGCATCTCTTACATTTACATTCGTTTGTGTAATGTATTCTCTAACACCTGCAAAATTACCTTTTTTTGTTAGGTAATAAATAGAACTACCAGAACCTACAGGAGCAGCACCTTCATCTGTTGACTCAAACTCTGTTGATACAACTACGTTAGCTGTTTTTGGTGTCAATGTATCAGATGATGATGATAAAACAAATTGTGTTTGATCAGAAAATAATATTAATTTTTCACCCATATTTACAGCAAATTTTAAAATTGAGACTTTAGTATGTGAAGCTGCTACGTCAATCGGATCACTATCTACTACAGACAAAACAGTCTCTGGAAAGAAATTAAAGAAATCACCTACACTTGATAAAATTACATTGTCTTCAGCTAAAAAACCTAACCTGTTTCTAAAAAAGAAAACATTATTTATTTTTGAACCAATAAATGATGGGTCTGGTGCTGATTCTAAATCTCCAACTAGTCGATCTCCCCATCTTGGTAAAGTAAATGTTTGACCGCTTGCTGTATAAGTTCCTCCATCAACTCTTGCAAATATAAAATTACCATCAGCTTTTCGTATCAATACATGTGGCATTGTATCGTAATCAAATCTAATATTAATACCTGCTTCTACTGATTCTTCCCATTGACCTTCTTCAAAAGTACCACCATTGTTAGTGACAAACTTAACGTAATAATTATCAAAGTTTGTAGATTCATCACCTTTCACTTCAACTACCATTCCATTCGGAGAGATGGGTGGTAAATCACTAAACTGTTGAACTGTATTTTTTACAGTTGTTATTTGTGAATTACCTTGTGTATCAGAAGACTGTATTGAAAAGTTTGTGTTATTACTTTTAAATATATGTAAAACTGGACCATTTTGATTAATCGTAAATCCACTTAATCCAGCTAATAAACCTGATCTTATTTGAGTTGCAACTGTAGCAGTACTGAGAGGATTGTCATTAGATGTATTGTGTGAAGCTGTAACTCCATCTACAGTTACTGAATAAGTAGTCTGATCTGTAACTCTATTAAAAAAAACAATAGCTTGGTTTATATTACCTGGAGACAATGTTGAATCCATTGACGTAGTAATATTTGTATTTACAAGAAAAGTAAAATCAGCAACGGTAATTGTTTTAATCTGTAATCTGGCATTTGTGCAATTTAAATAACCTACTCCATCTGGAGTATCTACGGTAAGTTCTGTACCATCTAATTCAAAAACTCTTAAAGTTGAAGAACTTATTACTGCTACATATCTTTCAGTAAGATCTCTATTAATCATTCTGACATGACTATTACCTATCAATGCTCCTTGTGCAATTAATTTACTGACGTATTGACTACCAGAACGCTTTGTAAGACCTAATACAGGATCGCTATTAGCATTATCCTGTATATCAGCATGATCAGGTTGTTTTGTGGATTCAGAAGCTTGTGAGACTCCTCTTAGTAAAGTTGGAATTGACCTTGATACAAGACCCATAATTACCTAATGATTGCGTTTGCTGGTGAATAAGTATCAAAGACACTTGTTAAAGAAGGATCACCTCTTAATACATTATGATCAGCATTACATAAATCAGTTTCCATTAGTATAGCTCTTGCTCTAGTTTCGTCTTGCTGCGTATAAGTTCTCAAACCTTGATCACTTACTAACCTATCAACAAAAACTCTTGCAGCTTTTATTATGATATATCTTCTTGCTGGCTCTGGTATTTCAGAAAAAGTTCTTAAGTAAACAATAGTACAAATAAGATCTTCATCAAATTCATATTTATTATTTAACCTGTCATAAAGTTTTAATGCACGTTGAATCGCATCAACACTTGGATGTTGATGAATATTAGGATCAACTCTTAATACATCAGTTGATAATGATATATGTTTAGTTAAAGAATCTCTACTCAAAGTAACATCTATCTCTGTATTAAAACTCCACCCTTCGCTCTGCACATCTTTGTTTGTTTCAGCAAGGGTTGCTTGAGCAAGACGAGCATCAACTGGCAAAGTACCTGTCAAGCTATTTATAGGAGATTCTCCTATAGCAGCCAACATAATGTTGACGGCTTCTAATTCAGTGGTTGCAGCTACAGTCATGCCTTACCTTTTTTATTTTTATAAAAGTCTCTTATAAGTTTCATATCTGATGGACTGTGAGGGCCTGGCCCTGATAGGCGTTTGTTTGCCTCTCTTACCTCTTTAGGAACTATAACAATCATAAGATCCTTACGAGACTTCTTTTTACGTTGATCAAGTTTTGCCATAATTAATAACCCTTTTTAGATACTTTAGAACCTTTTTTGGTTGTTGTCTTTTTGGTTGTTTTTTTACCGTAAGCCATAGTTTTAAATAGTAAGAAAAAGAGTACCCATTGCTGAGTACTCTTGCTTGTTGTTAAGAGTTGGACAACTTGATAGCTGCTGCACACTCTGGTCTTAGGATTCCATGACCAAGTGCGTACTTCGCTACAAGCAATGTACCTTGGTACATAATACCGTAGTCAGAGCCTGAGATCTCAGTTGTCATATCCATTAATTTAACTGTACCAACAGCAGATTTATGGAAGACAAGTCCAATAGTTTTACTATCGTCACCTGAGTAAGTGTTGTTCGCACCACTTGGGTTAGAAGATACGTTTGATTGAGGTACGTTGTTACTCATCATTACAGGAATACCTGCAATCATTTGTACACGACCTGATGCAAACGAACCATTTCCACCTGGGTTGAAGTCAACATCTACAGTTCTTGTAGCTGATTCAGCTAACTTGTAATACTCAGCAGGTGGCAGTACACAGAAACGATCTGTTGGAGGAATGTCTCTTTCGTCAAATGTCTGTGCAATGTCATAGATAGCTGCTGCTATTTCATCACCAGAGACGTTAGCTGAAGTTGTGTTACCAGAAGGTAGAGTTAGTGTAAGTCCACCAGCAGGTCCAGTAATTGTTGAAGATGCTCTTGAAGCATTCGCAATCACCTTCGCTACGTTTTGATCGTATGTTTTAGCAAGTGCCTTACCTAGCTCATCAGCATATGTAGCCCTTACGTCATAGTGATTCTTAAGCTCATCCAGGTTCGAAATGAATGCTTGAGAAATAAGCAGATCGTCAATAGACACGATACGCTCACCTGCTCTGATTTGGTTAGCACCTACCAAGGGAACGCCAGGTGTATGATACGCTGCCGTTGCTGTCCCTGTTACGGGGAACTGTGCTGATTTGCCTGAAGTAATGGTACGAACAGAATGTAGTTGCTCATTAAAGATGTTGTTACGAGCAAAGGCTGTTAGAACCTCGCCACTGAACACCTTTAAGAACAACGCGTCAAACGCTGTTCCTGTATTGTTTACCAGACCCAGGCGTGAAACTGTGGCGTTAGCCATAATTTAATTCCTTTAGGTTGATTGAATAATTTGAGAAACTAACTTCACTACTTTCTGTTCTCTCCAGTGGTATCTGACGCATCAGGCACTTTTGATATTAAGATTTTCGTTTTGTTAAGTTTATACTGATCCGCAATTCCACTTGCGTAATGCAAGGGCTTTACGAGTTAACTTGCCATCTTTTTTTAAAGGTCCTTTTACCTTCGACATTCTTGCACAGAAGGATTTTCTTCTTGCTTTCTGTCTAGGAGAAAGACCTGTCTTTTTAGTAACAGGGGCTTGCAAGTTTCCACCTGTTGCTCGGTTGTATTTTCTTCGACCTCTAGCAGTAAGACCCCCTGTGGGATCTTTATCTGCCTTAGTCATTGAAACACCCTTGGACATAAAAAATGTAAGCTACTTAAAATATAACACCTTTATGCAAGTCTTAACTTTTCTCTATTTTTATTTCTTCTATGTTGATAGCTAATTTTTTTTGAACTTGTCTTTTCTTTTTTAAATCTTGCCTTTTCCTTACTACTCATTTCACTGGTAGTCTTTGGAGTTTTACTACTAATTCTTTTTGATGGTCTGCAAGCAGGGTAAGGTCTACCCTTTTCATCTTTACCTCTACCACAGTCCTTGCCTGTTTTGACATCAACCCACTTTTCTTTAAACCATCTTGTTAGACTCATTTGCCTACTTGTTTTTGTGCTGCTGTATGTGCAGCTTTAAATGTTTTACCTTCACGCATAAGCTTCTTCATAAGATTCATATGCTTGGGTGTGTGATGAACTGAATGTGCTTTCAGTTTTTTCATCTGTGCAATATTAAGCTTTGCCATTTTTTTTCTTCTTTGACTTGCGAAGTATCATAAGATCTTCTCTAGTGATTTTATCTCTAGGTTGTGCAACCCTAGCGATCTTCATTTGTTTTTTAGAATAAGGCATGATTAAGTTTTGCGATAGCCACCGCCACGTTTTTTGTAAGTTCTAACCAACCAGGCATTAGCATAAGCAGAAGGATAGACTCTAAACTTCTTCT